AGCTCAAGAGGGCAATGAGTATCCACAACACTGGTTAGACCTTGCGAATACTAAGCTACCAGGTGTCGGTATTCTTGCTCCTCAGCCATACATGATGACTGCCCTCAATCAGCTCAAGGAGAAATACGACATCCACATTCTTGAACCAAAAGGATGGGATAAGGCTTCAATTGATGAAGTTGTTGCAGATTGTAAAACTGTCAAAGCCTGTGGAGAAACAACAGCCCAGTTAGCCGCGCCTCTTCTAGTTCTTTGAGCGATTAAATTTGCTTCTCTATTAATTGCTACAGCCAATGCCGCGTGTTCATCTCCAACGAATGTTGCAGTACCTGTTACACCGCCTTGGTTGTATGCTGTACCTGTTGGTGCTAATGCAGTTAATGAACCAAGGATTTCTTGGTCAATCTCAGCAGTAATTTCTTGTGCTAATGCCGCCATTACTTCTGCTTCTACATCTAAACCGTGCATCGCTGATGCGTCTTGTGCCGCTTCAAATGTCCAACGTGCAGATAGCTTTCTTGTTTTAGCTTCTACAGTTTGTTTTAAGATTTGAATTGACATTTTGTTACCAGCTTCACCCTCTAAAGATGAAGTTGATGCACCCGCTACAGGTGATGCTGTACCCGAACCTGGGTTAGCTGAGTAAGATCTTGCAATTTCAAAAGGTGAAAGTGCTTCAGCACCTGCTGTTACACCGTCTTTTGCATCTGAATATCTAACTCTTAATGTGTGAATCTGACCTACTGGACCAGTCATTGGTTGTACACCAACGATTTCGTTAGCGATAACAGTTGGCATCACACGTCTAATTATTGGAAGAATTACTTTGTTTAAAGCCGCTACGTTACCAGCACCTGTGGCACCAGTTGTCGCCGCCTCAGCCAAGTATTTCTTTGTATTCTCAAGAACAGCGTCCATTGATTTTGCTCTTTGGCCGTCTAAGCCTTCCATCAATGCACTTTTAGTTTCTGTCCATTTTTCTGTGATTACATTATCAGTCATTTTACTTAACTCCTAGACCTGCTAGTTTTTTAAGTTCAACAATGTCACCAGTGTCTGAACTTGTTTCAGCAGGTGCCTCTCTATTACCAGTTACCTCTGTTACTGATTCAGTAACAATAGCTTTATTTGAAACAGCTGGTGCTGATTCATTTAAAACTGCTGGTAAGTATTTGTTAAACTGTTTTTTTAAATCGCTTGTTTGTACAGACTCAAGCAATTCGTTCATTACACGACGCTTCTCTTTTGATAAAGATGACGTTAACTCTGTAAGAGCTTTTTCACGTACATTCTTATCTTCAGCAATTCTCAACTTCATTTGAACTGCTTCGATTTCTGCGTCTTTTTCTTTTAATTTAGATTCTGCATCAGTAGTATTCGCTGTTACAGTTTCTAATTCTTTTTGAAGTTTTCTAACCTCTGTACCTTCGGCTAGATGAGAAGACATATACTCGCCTGCGAATGCTTCAAAAACTTTTCTACCAAAGTTGTTTTCTTTAGCAACTTTAATATCATCTTTAAGTTGTGATAATTCGCTTCTCAAACTTTTCTCAACTGTTTTTTCAACAACATCAGCCGCTTTAGAAACAAAACGTTGTTTAGCTTCAGCAATCATTTTCTTGCCTTCTGCTACTAATTTAACTTTTTGTTCTACAACTGCTTTTTTATCTGCTTCAAATTCAGTTAACTCTTTTGCTAATTGTTTAACAACAAAGTTTTCCAATTTTGCAAAATTGCTTTTCAAGTCTGTTCTGTCAGCGTGTAGTTCTTTTACTTCTTTAGCTAATTGCTCAGCAACAAATTTGTCTACTAGACCAATATGTTTTTCAATATTAGTTTTGTAAGCAACTGTTTGCTCAGCCAATGCCGCTCTGTCAGCCTTAAGCTCTTCTATTTCAGCTGTAATTCTGTCAGTTAACATTGTGTCCATAGCTTCAACAATTTGACTCTTGTCATTTTCATAACGTTGAGCAAATTCATCGCGAAGTTCAGCTGTGATCTCTTCTCTGGCTTCGTCTAATTTCGATTTCCAAGTTTCTTGAATTTGGCTTTTCAATTCTTCTGAAATACCATCTGCTTCAAGAATTCCTGTAAAAATATCTGCCATGAGTCGTTCTCCTATAACTTCAGCTCTTTTATTAATTTAACTATTTCATTTCTAA